CGCCCGCGTCAAAGCGCCAGGCGGTGCTGTCGCCGGCGGTGTGGGTGCTGGGCAGGCTGTCGCTCATGGGCCTGGCACGATGCCGGGCGGGGCGGAACTCAGGGGGTTGAGTTGTTCCGCTACACGAAGAGTGCAGGCAGCAACTTCTTCATTTCGGCCTCAGTCATGCCGAACCCATGCCAATACTCCGTGAGGCCAGCCATATCGCCGGCGGCGAGGAACTGAGCGCCTCTTTCCAGAAAACAGCTCAACTCTTCTCGTGTCGCTGGCCGACAAGTTGAATCGGATGTCGACAATACCAACAACGAGGTGCTGTTGTTGGTCGCATTCTTTCGTTGTGGCCTGACGGCCCTGCGACGAATGTTGCTGCTCATGGATGCTCCGTTCGAGGTAATGAGTCTTCTGGGCTGATGACGCGCAGCTGGCTCACGATCCGCCGCACATAGCGATCTGTCACGCCCAGCCGCTCGGCGATGACGGCATTGGGCAGCTTCTGCTGCGCCAGTTCGATGACGCGCGCCTTCGTGCTGACCGCCGGCCAGCGGCTGATGTGGTGATGGCTGCCGCCGAGCGCAGACCTGGCACGGGCCTCAGCACTGATCAGCGCCTCCTGGAATGCGTCGGGCGGCGCGCCGCTGGCCTCGACGGCCTCGCGCACGAGCTTGAGGAAGATGGCGAGTGCGTCCATGGTGGTCCTTCAGCGGCGGCGCTGGGCGCGCATGCGCTGGATGCGCGCGAGGGTGGCGGCGGGGGATTCGGCCGCGGGCGCCGCGGCGGCCTGCGTCTCGTCGCGATCTGGCTCCGGGGCCGGTGCAGGCGGCGCGGCGCCGAGGGTTCCGGCGCGTGACACGGCGCGGCCGATGAGCAGCGGCGCCAGGCGCACGGCGGCGAGGTTGTAGTTCATGCAGTCGAGCGCCTCGTTGCGGGGGCGCAACTGCACCCATTCCTTGAACGGCCGGGTGCCGCGGACCTTGGTGACGAGGCGCTCGGCGGCGAGCTGGGCGAAATACTCGTCGTCGAAGGCCGGCGTGTTGGGGAAGTGGATGTAGCCAGGGCCGGGCTAGATGAGGGTCTTGGCTTGGTCTACCCCCACCGGCTCGGCCGCACGGCCACGCTTGCGGCGCTTGCGCAGGCGCTGCTTGCGGCGAAGCTCGTCTTCCACAAGGGGGCGGCCGGCGCCGTCCATGCCCATGATGGGCACGCACCAGGCGCGCTTCTCGCAGAAGTCGAGCACGACGCTGGTGTTGTAGCGGGCGTCGATGCAGCCGATGTGCACGCCGGCTTCGACGAGGGCTTCGTGCAGCTCGGTCCAGACGTCGGGTTGGGTGGTGTCGCCGGGCAGGATGAGGTGATCGATGGCCCACGCCTCTTCACCGGCGCCCCAGCCGACGAGGGTGACTTCGATGCGGTCCTTCTGGACGTCGCCGCCGAAGGTGATGAGGTGGACGGGCAGCGCGGCGGGGTCGTAGCTCTCCAGGCGGCCGAGCAGCGCGGAGGCCTCGATGCTGTCGCCGACTTCCTTCCACACCTCGCCAAGGTAGGTGTTGACGAAGGCCTTGAGCTCGGAGGTGTCGCCCTGGGCGTCGAGCCACTTCTGGGCGATCTTGACCCAGTTGAGGCCGAGGCCGGTGGGCGCGTACAGCGCGTTGAGGTGATAGCCGCGGTGCGCCTTGCGCTGCGGGCGCAGGGCGACCCAGCGGCCGGCGGCGAGCATGTCGGGCTTGTGCTTCTCGTCGATCTCGGTGCCGCAGTGCTTGCAGATGTACCAGGCAGCCAGCACCAGCAGGGGCTCGCCGGGCTGCTGCGGAGCGGTGCGCCACCGCAGGCCGTGAGCCTTGCCGTCGCCGAACTCGAGGGGCTGGGCTTCGCCGCAGTGGGGGCACGGCACGTGGTAGCGGCGCTGGTCGCTGCGGCTGTAGCGCAGGGCGATGCGGCTTTGGCCTTCCAGCGTGGGGGTGCTGACGCAATAGGTCTTGGCGCGGCTGAAGGTGCGCTGTCGGTTCTCGATCAGCGTCATGGGGTCGCCCTCGCTGCCGACGTCCCACGGGAAAGCGTCGACCTCGTCGCAGATGACGTACGGCAAGTGATCGGACCGCAGGCTGTCGGGGCTGTTGGCGCCGGCCTTGATGACGCGGGCGCGTGCGCCGTACTCCAGCAGGTCGCCGCGGTTGCTGCGGTCGCGCCGGCCGGTGGGCGTGAGGCTGGCCAGTACGGGCGACTCCTCCAGCATCTTGGCCATGCGGGGGTTGAAGCTGCGGTCGCGTAGCTCCAGGGTGGGCACGACGACGAGCAGGTCCTTGTTGCCCAGGTGGTGCATGACGTAGCCGAGCCAGCAGTACATCGCCTCGGTGCCGCCCACGCCTGACGACTTGATGAAGGTGATGTCGCGGACGGCGCTGTGCTCGCTGAGCGCGTCCATGATCTCGACGAGGTAGGGCGTGAGCTCGTTGCGCCACGGGCCGGGGCTGTTGGTGCCGCTGCGCAGCCAGCGGTGGCGCTCGGCCCACTGGCTGACGGTGAGCAGCTCGCGGGGCGTGGCGCCGCGCTGAAATGACTCGCCGAGGGCGGGCTGCGCGGCGCTGACGGCGGGCAGGCCGCGGCCCAGCTCGACGAGCACCTCGTGCGCGGCGGCGCTCATGGCGTGGTGTGTCTCGGTCTCGTCGCTCAGGCCGGCCACGTCGAGCAGCCAGCGCTCGAGCAGCACGTCCAGCGCGCGGCTCGCCGCCTCGCGCACGGCCAGACCGGCGCGCAGGGTGTCGGGCCGCGGCACGACTTGCGCCTCGGCCTGGCGGCAGGCCTGCTCGGCCTTCTGGGCCTGCAGGCGCTCGCGTTGGGCTTTGAGGTCGGCGAGGGAGGTGGTCATGCCGGTCCTCTGTCAGCGCACGTCCGGCGAGGGATGGCGGACCCCTGGAGGAAGCCAGCCGGGAGGCGTCGTCTTGCAGTAACTGCACGCGGATTCATGGGGGTGAACCGTTGCGCCGCACGACCGGCATTCGACAGAGCCACGCGGAGGCGCAGGCGGGCCGGGCCAACGAGATGGCCTTGGCACATGCGCGCAGCGTGGAATGATTGAAGGCGAAGTGATGCCCATGGCACTTCCTTAGCTTCTTTCGCGCACTTCGACGACGCCGCGCAGCGTGCGGGTGATGATGCGCTTGCAGTGCTTGTGGAGCTTCACCGGCTTGTCCGTCACGCGGACGATGCCCCGGCGCGTGTCTGCGTAGACGACGCGCTCAAGGCGCTTGCCGTTGAGGAAGACATCGCGCGGCCGCCGTCCGTCGCCGCCGGTGTGGATGTGTGGAGGGGTTGGACGCTTGAGCATGTCGGCTCTCCTGTTCAACGCGCCGTGCGCAGCGCCTGCGCCAGCGCGGCCTGGAAGATGGGCGCCGCCTCGCGCTTGACGGCGAGGTCGGCGGCGAGCTTGATGTCGAGCCGGGGCTCGTAGCGGGCCCACTGCACGAAGATGAAGACGGGCAGCAGCTCGCGCACGCCGGGGGCGATGCGCACGTCTTGGTAGATGCCGAGCTGCCCGCGACCGCCAGGCCGGCCGGCGAAGTAGCGGTAGCCCAAGCGGGTGCGGGTGCCGCGGGCCAGGCGGGCGCGGCTGGCGGCGGTGGCGTTGAGCTTGAAGCCCTTGCCCTGCTCCTGGAAGGCGCGGAAGTAGCTGAGGATGGCGACGATCTGGCCGCGGCTGATGTTGCCGTATTCGTCCATCTTGGCGCCCTGGCCCGGGGTGACGAAGTAGCCGCCGGGCAGCACGCCGATGCTGCGCAGCGCGACCTCGAAGCCCTTCAGCCGGCGCTGGCCGCCTTCGACCTGCCAGCGCAGGTAGCTGCTGGCCGGGCGCCCTCCTCCGCCGACCTGCTTGAAGTCGACGACGGCGGAGAGGTCGGCCACGGTGGCGCGCTTGGCGACGGTGAGGCTGTTGAGGGTGAACGGCGTGGGCCGGTCGAGGCTGTCGCGCATCTCATGCCGAACGGCGTCCTGCACCGGGTAGCGCGCCAGGGTGTTGAGGGTGAGGCTGGCGGCGTAGCGGGCCTGCTGGGTCAGGCTGGCGAGCTTGCGCTGCAGCTGGGGGAGGCCTTCGAGGGTGACTTTCATGG